AGTTTTATATTCAAAAAATAATACTTGAACTAAATCTCTACCGTAATTAGGATTAGCTATATACCCATCACGACCAGGGTATCTAACCATTTTTTCTAACTCTTCATCAGTATAGTCAGCTTTCTTTACTACATCAGGCTCAATTTTGGTACGATCTACCGCAATAACATGACCTGTTTCTAAGGTTCGTTTGTTCATCAACTCAAAAAATCTCAATTCCTTCTCATTCCAAATGTCATACATAGAATCTTCAGAACTTTCTTTGCCAGCTAATAACATTCCTTCAGGTTTTTCTTCAAAAGAGTTCCAAACATTAATAAATACCTTACCTAAGATTGCTTTTTTATAAGTTCTGATTGGTTCTCCACCTTGCATTACTGCATTAGTAGCGTTAGTCATTCCTGCATTGCTCATTTAAATCTCCTTAATTGCTATATAATTTGTCTATAAAAAAAGGAGTGGAAGGGCGTTTATTTCCTCCCACTCCTGGTTAGTTATTTACCTACTATGCAACTTCAATTACATAAATTCCCATAGCTCTATCAATAATAAGACCAAATTGTTGATATATTTCAAGATACCATTGAGGAGGAGTCGGACGCATGTCAGACCATTCTTTTGTTTTAACATCACCATAGGTGATAAAATCACCAACATTTTCACCAATAACAATAATCTTGTTACTAGGAATAAGGGCATTATAATCCTCAGGGTTATCATATTGCTGATCAATAGCTAAAATAGGAGCTCCATAATATTTACCAAGCCAGCCATTTTGCATAATCTCACTAATGTTCTCAGGAACACTTGTTACGTTAGTACCATCAGTCCAGAACCCACCAAATTTAGTAATCGGAGTTAATGCTGCCCGAGTACCAATGACTGCTTTTACACCACCAGTTGTTTGATTGATCTGATTAATAGCATCTTCAAGAGCTGTTGCAGTAACAGCACCACCAATAGCAGTAAAGTTATCAGGAGTGTTTACAGCAGTCCAAACAGTCGAAAGTGCCGTAAATACTTTATTCAAGTAATAGTCTTTCAAACTGAGAAGCATTTCAGTTTTAATTTTAGACACTTCACCAAGTTCTCCAGATTCCAATTCCCATTGGTTAGCAGTAACTTTTACGTCAGCACCGTCAAGAATGTAGTTAATACGATCAGACACTGTAATCTCACTAGCTAAGTGCATTGCACCTGGAACTAGAGTACGAACTTTTACACCCTTACGTACCTTTTTTACTAACGCATCACCAGGTTTTAATGAGCGAGTGTTTAATAGCAACCCCACAAAATCGGTTGCAATGTGAGTAGGGTCAGCAAACTCTACAATAAGTTCTGCAAGAGCTTGTTTATCGCCAGACTTCATCAAAGAAGCAATGGCTTCCTTTTGTTTATTTTCCATTTTCTTATAATCCTCCACTAAATACTAGAAAGATTTAACTGTCAAAGTATTCTTGTCAGCGTCATAGCCAACGGTTTCAAAGTTAGTACCAATTGCATTAGTTGCAGAGTATTTAACTTTACCAGCATCTGCACCAGAGTGCTCAACAATGAGAGAAGCGCCAACATTAACAATGTCAGAGCTGTACACATAGCAGCCGCTAGGAAGAGTGAAAGTACCCTGTGAAAACGCAATAGCATTTACACCAGATGCAATAGTCGCTCCATCATGCATACCAGGATAACTAAGATGCATAGTTGCGCTAAAAGGCGTGTTTGCAGCTTGATCCCATCCACCACGAAGAGCAAAATCATTACTGGGATAAGTCTCAACCAAAGGAAGAGGTCTATTATCAACAGCAAACGTAATGATGTAACGTGCTTTAGTTGCTTCATCGGCTGTCGAAGGAATTTTAGCACCAGGCAAGTCTTCTTGACTGCCAAAATCGCTGCTTTCACTGTGAGGAGTAAGAACGACAAAACGTCCTTCAACAACATCAGCCACAGTAACAACACCGATTACATTTTCAAAAGCATTAATTTCCATTATATTTTATATCTCCTATCTATTTGTTGTTCCGTAAGGCGTCAGCCAACGAATCAATATCAATCTTGCCATCATTTCTAGCCAAAACGTTTGGGATTTTAGACGCTGCCACATTCTCATCATCATTAGTTACTGGGGCTTGGGAAGCGAAAGATGCCAACTCTTGTATCATAAACTCAAGGGCTGGTTGTTCGAGACCTAGCAAAAGTTCAGAATTTTCTGCAAAGTATTCATCATCTTTTTCAATTCCAGCTTCGCTAAATAGAGCTGTAATAGACGCTAATTTTTCCTGTTTGGCTTCCATATCTTCAATTTCTTGTTTGAATGCACGAAGCGATTCTAACTCATCAGTGGCGTTAGCAAGTTCTGCCTCTGCATTTGAAGCACTTGATGCTTTAGTTTCTAATTCTTTTTCTAAATCAGACACCTTAGCTTCAAGGATTTCTACATCTTTCATAAGTTCTTCTACTGTTTTCAAGGTACGATCCTCCAAATTATTACCAATTGATGCACTAGCATCGTTTATGGTTTCTTGTAAACGTCTCGCCTTACTAATTGCACCACGGATAACTCCCATAGGCAAATTTGAATCAGACAATTCGTTCATTGATTTTTTCAACCTAGACACATTTACAATACCATCAACATCTGCAAATGGGTATAATCTTACCACATCACCAGAGCCATCTCTAATTCCTGTAATAAGGAATGAAGTGTCAGGTAATGAATCAATATACTTTTTACTCCACTTACCGCTATTTCGTTTGGCTGATAATGCAATTACAGGTGTTCTACCTTCGTAAGCAGGTCTGCCTACAATAGTTGCTGCTTTAAGAGTTGTCCCATAAAGGGTCTCTACACCAGTTTCGTCATTAAAACTGGACGCAGAGTAAAATAACTCCCAAGACACCATAGCACCGTCATCAGCCATCATTTCCTTAAGTAAAGAAATATCAGCAGGTCTTTCTTCCCCCCACATGGCAGCTAATGCAACCACTGTGTCATCTTCCTGTACCAAATTGGTAATAACCCCCAAAGGAAGTGCATCTTCATGACCTTCATTTACTCTACCAGCAGCCATTTTAAATGGCATGTTTACTCCAGATGTAATAAGTGAAGAAAATTCACTTTCTGGAATCCTCTGATAATTTCCATTAGGCTTTGAATCAGTTAAAATAAACTTAGCCCATGTAATTGTCTTGTTACCAGTGTAAGATGCACTAGCCATTTCAATATCAGAAGACGATGGAGAGATGTACTCATCAATTGTAAGTACCTTACTGTCCATAAATGTTCTAAATTTCATTTATTTGCTACTCCTCTTCTTTTTTAGGTTCAGTGACATCTGTCTCATTAGGTATTTCTGGATTACGACTATTTGGAGTTTCACCAAATGTAGGCAATCCTTTACTCTCAAGTAAGGCATTTTCAAGCTCTAGCCTATCAACTTCACTTTCAAAATCTTGACCTAAGTATTTTGCAACTGTTGTTCTACTGACAGCGGCAATACCATAAAGTTCAAATAACGCACCGACAAAATCACCGAATTTGTGTAAATTGATGGGTGCGAATCTCACAGTTGGTGCATTTGATATGTTGTTTTTCTCTGCCATATCAAAACAAATTTGTTGAAGAACTGGTTGAATACTTCTTCTAAAATTTTCCATCGTCTTGATTGGGCTTACGAGAGACATTTCAATATCCCCAGCGCCACTACGTTTATTCTCACCAGTAATTAATGATTGTGGAAATCCTAAACCAAATAAAATCTCTTGATTAATATCTTCATATTTATTAGTATTTAAAAGTATTTCACTATCTGGAAAAATCCAGCTAATGTCCACAATATGAGAAGTAAGAAGTTGAAATAACTTCTCAGTATCTCCATTCGATCTATTTCTGAACATGAGTTGATTTCGCAAATCATCTAAGAACGCCTGATCTTCCTCAGATTCAGTTATAGGAAACTCATCACTTCCCGCTTTTACATGAAGAATAGCAGTAATGATTTTATCCATAAGAGAATAATCCATATCACGCATTTTTCTCTTATGTTGTAGGGCTTCCAATGTAGACGCCATATATGGAACTGGATAAGGATTATCTGGAAGAAACTTTCTCCTTAAAATATGTTTATTTTGAAGCAGCAATTCATCGTTTCCTTTTTGAACTTCTGCAACAAATTCTGGATACATACTCTTTATATCCGCATAGAGATCTTTATCTTCCTTATCTCCATCGTACACACCCTTATTTACTATAAATTGTACCATATCATCTGGAATCTTAACGTAATATGATGGTTTATCCGAGATAATAGATTGCTTTATAATAATAGAACTAGGGTCTCTAACAAACATTGAATCAGGAACTACCAGAGAATTATACTTTTTTAGGCCGGATGACTTAGTTATAGCTCCATCAATTGTCATATAACCAACCTCAGGAACTACTAAGCCAGATA